CAGGCTTTATCTGCTATTTCATCAAAAATCGGTTGAATAGTAGGCTCTATAAAATGCCTACCCTCAATCCAAGCGCCTCGTCCATTGCCGTGCCCTCGATCAAGCAAAATGACAATGCAATTTCCTCGGTTTGTATTCGAATTCTTATAAACTAAAGAGATCTGTCCAGGAGTTTTCAGTATTTCATAACTCCAAGAGGCTGCGGTTTTTCCTGTACGAACAGGAGTAGCGGAGACAAGAGCTTTAAGTCCTATCTCCGCATATCTTCTGAGAATACTATCGAAATCCAGTTTTAATGCTCGCTTTAAGAAACTTTCAGTTTCATTAAAGTTGCCTTTAACAACGCACCGGATCATGGTAGTCTCCTTTATCCTTTTGTATGGAACATGGCTCTTCGCCGTTCATTTTCAGCAGCCATACGATTTATGGCATCTCGTTGCTCTTTCTTATTTAACTTCTTTGCCGGCTGCTTTTTGACTGATGCAACCTGAATCAAAGTCATTAAATGATTGAAATGCCACTTCTGGCATGGTTCAAATGGTATATTTAATTCAGTCATCCAATAATAAACCAACTCATTAGTAACGATTTCCTTGGATGGCTTCTCATTTTTCTTCTTAAAAGTTGTTCCGGTCATAGGATCCTGAATATAATCAGCCAATGCCTTAACTGTGTTTTGATCCAGAGCATAAAAGACCATAGGATCAACATCATTTGAAAGGCACATGCAGCGAATATAATCACGCATTTCTTCCTCAGTCTTAGGCGCTTTTGACATGTATGGTTTATGCCATTTGGCTTCCCATTTAGCGATACTCAAAAGAGAATGTTCAAATGAAAGTGACTTTGCTGGGGTCGAAATAAATCGTTTTTGTACAGGATCGTATAATTCATTTGCCGGAACTTTTATTGTTAATGGCACATTTCATCAAGCCTTTGAAGTAATCTCATAAAGCGCAGGAGCCTGCTCTTTCATGGCTTCCTTGGCATCTTCTTCTTTCATTCCTTCTGGCATCGGAGGCATAACTCCCTTTGTGAACTCTTCGAGAGATTCCTCACCGGTAAGAAGCGCCCAAACATAAGTTTTGTAAGCAAGCGACTGTTTGAATCTTCTTGCATATGGCCGCCCTTCTTCGTCTTCCTTCAGGAACAGTGTCGGATCGTCTTTCGGACGAATGCCAAAGGACTTCTCAACCATCATGCTGACAAAATCAACTACTGGTTTACGCGGAGGTTCGCCATTGATCTTCTCAGACATAAGTGCATCGAGTCTCCCGATAAGTCCGCCTTCTTTTTCAAACTCAAGGTTAAGATCCATAATTTCCTGAGGCTCAAAGTTAAAATATGCAACTACTTCAGTGTCCTTGCCTTCATAATCTTTGAATTTAATAGTTTTCTTAAGCATTTTATTTTCGCTCTCCTTAATAAAATATAATTAATAAAAGAGGCAGCCCTCCTGCTTAAAGAGCTGCCTCATAGAATATAATGCGATCAGGTAACTGTCAGAAGCTGAATGACTTCATCAGGAAGCGGAAGACGTGCCGTAGTAGCAACTTTTGCAGGAACAGCAGCCTTAGTCATTTCATAGTAAGTAGTGCTACCATCAAAGGTGCTACCTTCAAACTCAGTATAAACGTACGGGGACTGTTCAGTACCAGCTCCACTACGGGTGTAATAAGTCTTTCCAGCCTGAGGAGAAGTATCGGTTGTTGCTTTGTACTCAGCAGGCTGTGCCTCCTGAGCATCCGTGCCGTACAGGACATCTTCAAATGCGGCAAGCGCGGCCTGCTGGTCAGCCGTCTTAAACTTAGTAGAGTCAATTTCCATGTGAGCAGTTGCCTTATAACCAGTAACAGTCACAGGAACGGTATCAAACTCCCAGCTGAAGGGTTCCGGTTCAGGAGATTCATTAATCGTTTCATGGGTCTCTTCAGACGGAGAAATGGAGCAACCCCAAACCAGATTGATCTTATAGCCGTAGTCCTGAAAGTCAACATCGTTACCGATAGAAGTCTTGTAAGCAAAACCAAAAGCTTTACGAGCCTGCTGGCCAATAGTTACACCATTGACAACTTCGGCTTCACCATTACAGGGTTTGAATTCATCCGGATAATAGAAAGCTTCAATTGTACCCTTGAAGTTTTCAACAGAACGAATAGAAAGGTACTTGATATCGTCAGCATAGATATCGTTAGAGTCGCCGCCATCAGGAGACTCGGTAACACTGCTAAGACCATTCCATGCAACACCTTCAGGATATGCATTGTCTTCAACAGGATAAAGAACACCGTTGCGAACGCCAATCTCAAAGAAATGTTCGCCGATAGCATCCCATACGAGTTTAGCCATTGTATATTACCTCCAAATTAGTAATAAATAGTAAATGGAAAGTGATAGAGATTATCTGCCATATACTGCTTACCAGGACGGCAGAATTTAAACCTCTTTTGAATGTCTTTCGGAAGATCTGAATCCGGATCTTGCGTGATTGCAATAACCTCATAGCGATCTCGAATCAAATGGCTCTGATCATCAGCCCATCTGACTCCAAAGCTCTCTCTACGATAAACTATTGCATCATACTTCATCTGAACTGCTTCGGTTGGCTGAAAGTAAGTATTGTCACTTCCAAGAACTTCTCGAAGTTCAGCGTCAAGTTTCAGGCGTCGGTCCATTATAGACACCTCCAAAAGAAATTCGAAGTCGTGGATATTCAACAGTAACACTCTGAACTTCCCAAAGTGCTCCCATAAATTCCACGTATTTCATGGACGAGAAGTGATTTAAGGCGTACGGATCTGCAACGATACTTATATCATTATTAATGGTAAAGTCATCGACCACAGAGTCAGCTTGCTTTTGTTTTGTATAATTTTTATACAGGTCTCCGGCATAATAGCGTTCCTCAATGGACGGCTTATATACGCTCGGTCGAATCTCTTGCTGAGTAGCAAAGCCGATTTTTCCATAATATTTCGCCATTAAAGTCACTTCCCTTCCATTTTGAATTAATTTATGCCAAGATCAGACCGTTAAGCCTATACTCCTTGGAAACAGGCTCAGAGCCAGTCTTAGTTGCCGTAAACTTGATCTTCTGTGTCGTATTCTTAATGCGCGCAATAAGAATTCCATCAGCGTCAAGTGTTGCCGGACCATGATCGCCACCGACAACTTCTGCCGTAATGGTAACGCCTTCAACATCCGGAACTTCGGCATGAAGACAGATGAAATGTCCAGTCTTCTCGTCAGCGCCAAATGCGGAAGAATAGTCGTCAATGTAATTCAGAGTACCATCAATACCGCCATCTCCAACAGTCACGTTGCTCTGAAGATCAGAAATGACTTTGCCAAACAGATCTTCATCAGCAGCAACGTCGGTATCAACTGTCAGAGCAATCAAGGGTTTGAGACTTCCTCTTCAATAACAATTGCAGAATAAATACGAGTATTTGCACCGCTGACGCGAGTCTCAAGCAGGCTCTGAAGCTGGTTAAACTTGATATCGAAATCAGTAAAGTGCGTGATCTCGCCGCCCTTTGTAGAGCCAAGAGCATAATCACCAAGATTTACAACGATCGCATCAAGACCCATGGTCTTCTCACTTGCACCAGAGCCAACAGTACGAGTCTTATTAGCCATCTTGGAAACCGGATAAATGTTATTCACACCAAGAGCCGTTGCCAGTTCAGACTTGTTGCTGTAAAGACGGCGACCATTGAGATCACGAGCCAGAAGCATCTTATTGAAGAACTGCTGAGTGCAGAACATATCGCCATTGCCAGAACCACGATAGTCGATCATAGCATCCAGAATAGCAGCGATCATAGCTTCGGAATACTTGTAGTTATCACCGAAGTTGTCAGAGAAATCACCATTGATCTCTGCCATAAACGGAGTCAAATTCTTATGAATCGTGTAAAGATCATCATCAGTCCAAATCGGGCGGATATGATCCTCACCGATCTTATAGTCAGCGCCAGCCTCACGACCATCACCAAGAAGAATAGCAGTAGCAAGCTCTTCCTCAAGCTGAGCACGATCAATCTTATACTGATATGCTACATAATCGAAATCGGTAATGTCGACAACATCGTCACGGTTCAGAGCACTAGTAACGTAGACGGTCTGAGCGTCAGTCGTACGTCTAACAAGATTATAGTTGCCAGTAAGAGCCTTCTGAGTGCCCTTCTCATAACCCTTTGCACGAAGAGCCTCAATATTACGAATATCAACCTGACCGGTACGAATACGGGAATAAGGAGTCTTATGAACTTTATTCAGAACCGTCTTTACCCAGTCAAGATTATCGGTAACGAGCTCCGGGGCACCGGGACGAACGTCATGCCACTCAGGAAACAGAGCATCTACACCAGCAGGAGTAGCACCATTCGGATAAGAAGTAAAGCCACTTACTGCTGCAAGGCTGTCATGAGCAAGAGAGTGCTCATCAGCAAAAGCATCCCAGGCCTGCTTAAATGTGCCGACTCTCTTAGCTTCTTCAAGAATTGTAGCTTCGTCGGAATGAGACAGATAGAACCCGTCCTGGGACTCAGCCGGACCTTCAAACGCATTGTAATTCATTTCATTACCTCCATCATTGGAATGTTCAATTTCTTCTTCGTCACCTTTTCCGGCATCTGCAGCAGTACCGGCAATGTAAGCGACAAATTTCATTTCATCTTCGTTCAGGCTATCAAGAAAGTCCTGAACGGTGCCATCAGTTTTCACTTTTCTTTCTTCTCCTTCGTCAGTATCTTCCTCTTCATCTACGTCTGCATCTTCATGCTGAAGATTTTCATAAGATGAAAGAGTGTAATCTTCGCCCATATAAATGAATGCTTCATCCATGAGCTCTTCATAGTCATCACCATGAGCAATCATAGGATACGTAATCTGAGCGCCCATATTTGCTCCAGCAAGGACAAGACTTACTTCTTTAATAACGCCGTGAAGAACATCTCCACCTTTCTGTTTAAGCTGATTCGCCCAAATGGAAAGTGATGTAATGTCCTTGTGATCTACGCCATTTTTGGCGGCTTTTGCCATATCGTTCTCATTGAAATAGCCATAGACAAATACGCCTTCAGGTCGATTTTCAAGAAAACCATGGCCAATTACAGCTTCAGCCGTTTCATGGTTATGACCCCATACAAGAGGAACTTTCGCTCCGTCCTGATCAACGAATGCGTCTCTACGAATTGTGCGGCCATCAGTACACCGGATGTCATTCCGAGTAGCCCAGCCACAGAAGTCGCAATCAGCATACTTTTCGCTTAGTTTACTCATTACTATAGCCTCCTGTTTTTGTTGCAAACTTCCATTTTGAATTTATTTTTGCCATTGCGGTATCCGTCTTACAGCTACTTATAATATTCATCGGGGATGTCTGCATATGCTGGATTACCTTCCGGATGCTCCGTTTCAGCCACAAACTCCTGGCCAGTCGTTGGATCAATAGGCTGATTGATGTTCTTATTTATGAGTTTATCGGCGTCAGCCTGATCGGAAGGTTTGAAACCAAGAACACCACGCATCTCATTAGAGCTGAGAATTGCATTTCTGGTGAGAGTATCTGCCACATTTGCAATGTCAGAAACAGTAACGAGCTTAAGCGGAGTTCTAAAGAACATAATAGATTCATGCCTCGTACGGGCATTTTTTGTGAGCCACTTGCGTTTCATTTCATCTACAAACGCCGAAACGAGAGGCTCGATAATATTGTTGAAGTAATTCTGCTCATTCTTATCATCGGCAGAACCGTTCAGGATTTCAGCAGAAACGCCAAGCTGATCCTGAAGTTGCTTAGTAAGAACATCAATCTGCCCTTGAAGATTATTATCAAGGGATCTATTTAGCTGAATTACACGTTCGCTGGCATCGATATATGCAATGCCGTACTTAGATCCGGAAAGCTGAACTTCGATATCCTTTCGCCGTTCTTCTGCTCTCTCCTGCTGAGTTGCGTGGCGAGTTGAATAAGGCAACTGGATAATCATATCAAGCTTGCCGGAACTATTCCGTTCATCAACCTCATCCAGAAGAGCCATTTTTCTGCGAAGTCTAGCCATAAGGGAATTCGGGGCGTTCATCGTCTCATAGAATGGATTCTGAAGAATGCAACATAGAGACTTTGGCAACTTAGTTGTTTCTCTCTGGCCTGTCTTCTCGTTATAAAGTTCGACGTCTATATGCTGAGGATACCAGTTCAGTATTTTTCCGACACGGGCAGATCCAATCTCTTCGATCTTCATCGAATTGAGATTTACATTAGCATCAACCGGACAAATGGCAATATAACCTTCGTCAAGAAGCGACGCGTACACATCTTTACGAAAGTCTCTTGCTGTCTGGTCAATATTTGCCTCAACTGTTAGAAATTCATTAAGCGATCCATCAATGTCTTCACTATACCGATTCTGATCATCTAAGCGCACATGTCGAACTTCAATAGCAGCGGCATCAACTGAAATACGATTGAGGATAGGCGTAATAATAGACCGTTCGCTTCCTGGTCTAAACATTCGGCGATCCGGTCTATAATAAGAGCCTCCTCCATAGTATGAAAACGTACTAGGCGTAGGATCTTTATTCCGAAAGGCGTTCCAAGCCTTCTGCACACGTTCAATTAAAGTAGGCAATGGAATTTACCTCCGTTTACTTTTTCTTCTTAAGAAGTTCTTCGCCATAATCAATAGTAGATTTGGGCAGATCTTTTAGTTTAGCAGCGCCAGCATCGATAGCAATTTTACTAGCGGTCATTCTTCCACGAGTAACTTCTTCTTTTGAAATATCAGAAACGTTTTTGCTCCAATAGCGTTCATTCATTTTCTGATACTGCTTATTATACTTTCTAAGGAGTTTTTCAGCTTTCTCGTCCTTATGAACATACTTGGCGGCGGCTCTTTTAATGTCTTTGTCTGTCGTGAAACCAAAGCCCTTATGAGATTTCTTAAGATAGTTTTGCTCTGCTCGATCCCTCTTTGCAGCGGCATTTTGATATCGTTCAGCTGCTCTATAAAGCTTCTTCGAATCTGCATCATATCTTTTTCGTCCGGCGGGCGTTAGGCTTCCATCAGGATTCTGATAGCGTCTTATTCCCCAATGCATGCCCATAATGCCATGATGGGAAAGATACTGATCCATTTTGATTTCACCTACGTTTCTTCGGGCGATTGCTGTAGTCATTATTACTAACAGGACCGCCACCTACTACTTCACGTCTTTCAGCTTTATTGCCGGTTCCATTAAGCTTACGGCCAGAAGATGATCTTGCAGGAAGTGCCGTCTGAGATGACTTGCCTTTAAGAAGATTCTTAAGAAATGCATTACCTTTAGTAACGGCGGACATTCCTTTTTCTTCAATAGCCGCAAGAGTATTTATAGCAAACTTATTACCGGCCTCCATCTGATTCTTAAGCCACTGAGCACCTTGAGCTGTAATTCCAGTAGCACCATCAAGAATGTCATTAAGAGCTTTAGAAGCTTTATACTTTGCAGTTTCCTGCTCTTTTGCTGCCTCTTCTTCCTTCTTGGAATAAACATCTCCAAGTTTATTATAATCTTCAGCACGACGCCCATAAAGTTCACTTTTTTCCTGTGACTTTTCAAGCTGGGCATGAGCTTTCTGATTTTCAGTATGAAGTTCTTCCTGATATTTCTTCTGGTTTTTCTCAAGATCACTAAGCTTATCTTTAGCGGCATCTATTCGATCATAGGCATCCTGCCATTCTTTCTGATTCACAACTCCACCGTTATGAATTTTATCTCTCAAAGCTTCAAGATGAGCTTCCGCATTATTCTGTTCCTGTTCATACTTATCATGAAGACTATCATAAACCTTTTTAGATCCCATGCTAGTCTTTAGAGCATCATTCTGCTTTTTAGCAAGATCTTCCTGCTTCTGCTTTTCCCGAAGATAAGCCTGTTCTGATTTCTGAGCTTCCTTCTGAAAATTCTGTTGAGCTGATTGGGCACGGGCTTTCTTACTATCAACATTTTTAGAATACTCTTTGAAATCCTTAGCAGCTTTCTGAGTCTTCTGGGTAGTCTCTTTCACAGTATCTGTAGCTTTCTTGACTGTTTCTTTTGCCGCGCTAGTAGCTTTCTGAGCAGTTTCTTTAACAGCATTTCCGGCTTTCTCTGCGTATTCTTTAGGAATTTCATAAAGATAATGCCAGGCGCCTTCAATCCATCGCTTATCGATATACTTATGCCCTTTGGTCCATTCAGAACCTTTAGCTGAGTGCACCAAATAATGCCCATCAGGAACATTGGTTCTTATATATCGACCAGGTTCTCGATCTGGTCTTACATAGTAAGCCATTTTGATTTTTCTCCTCTCTGACAAGTTACTCGAACATGTCTTTATTTGCTTTATAAGCGACATACGCATCCATCATTGCAGATACGTTATCGATCTTTTCTTCACGCCTCTTTTTAAGAAGCTTTCGGTTTCCGTTGGTATCCTCTATTGTAATACAGTTGCCCATGCAGAAACTCATGATCTCTTCATCAAAGAGGAGTTCTCTTCTTTCAGCCAGAATCTTAAGTTCTCCAAGAGGTACTGACTCAGTTTTAACTCCCTGAGGAACTTTCACAATTCCATAAGGCCCATTATCGATTTCCCATTGATTGATAAACACCGGAGCATTATATGGATCATATCCGATGCAAAGGACATCGTACTTCTGATTCTCTATAAACTGAAAGAGATCTTCATATACTTCGCCAATGTCAAGAACAGTTGACTCCATAATAATCAAACTGCCTTCTCGGATAAACTTTTCATACTCGGAGCGTAAGGCTCTTGGCAATTTTTGGAAAGTATATGAAGTAATATAGCTTCGAGCTTTAATTCCAAATCCCCTGCCACGCAAAGGAAATAGAAATGTAAAAGCACAAAAGTCATCGCCTTGCGAAAGGTCCATACCCATCGCGCAAGGCATTCCATTATAGTATTGAATGCGATGAGGCTGCGTTTCTTCATAGGTAAAGAAGTAAGTATAGCCTTCCATAGGAATCCCAAATCTTTTAGCAAGCGTATCATTTCTAACGGATGGGCTTTTCTCAGCGCGTTCTAATTCTTCCTGATAGGTCTCAAAACTAACTGTCTTGCCAAGATTCGGATTAGCCTTAATCCACATAGCAGGATTATTAAGTTCCTTCATATCGTCTAAACGATACCACCAAATCGATACATGTGGATTAAAGTAATCACCTTTAAGGATTTCCATAAGCTCCATCTTAATGGAGTCACCTGGCCCATTTCGAACGGTACCTTCAGAGCTTGTTGCAACAATCAGCCAATCGTCGACTTTCGAAGCACCCTGTTCAAGAGCACCTACCACATCTTCTCGAACTGCTCCGGAAAGCCATTCATCGACAGTCGCGTACTTGCATCTTGCACCCTGAAGCTTATCAATTCGCATCGGACGAGATTCAATAATCGAGTTGGTAATGAAGTTCTCGATGCCCTTCTTCGTGGAAGCTATTTTGACACGGTCGGCTTTGCTACCGGTTGTGTTCTGGATAGATCCTTCTGTCATAAACTGAAAGACCGGACCACGAGCTCTACTGATAGCAATCTTTAATGGAAGTGTTGTTTCCTCTGACTGTCTGACTGTCGGAGCAGTGACGATCTGATCCGTGGCATCAGGATCCACGACTAATCCATAAGCTTGCACGCAAGTGTCATAGAGACTTTTAGCAGCGCCTCGACCGATAATTAGATACTGTTTATGACGAAGACGCTTTTTGATGTTTCGAATTTCATAGTGGCCTCCACTACCATGAGCATCTGGTACCCATACGCTTCTCTTTACAA